GTCAATTTTTTATTCGTATTATTTTTTAAATAAGCCTCAAGCCCCCGAGGGCACGAAAGGAAAGTGAAAATGTCAAAAATAATCAAGGCTCCCTCTCACTTAACAACAAATCAAAAACGCGCTTTCAGGCGCGAACTAAACGACTTAGCAGACTCAGGAGTGGAGCTTGCTCAGTCCGACGCCCCACTCCTCGCCGAGTTGGTCCTCCTCCGAGAGGAGGCAACCGAGCTTCGCGCCACCATCGCGAAGGAAGGCAGATTCACGACGGCCAGCACCGGACTGCTAGTCGACCACCCCGCGGTCCGGCAGCTCAAGCAGATCCGCGAACAGATTTTGCGGACCAGCACCGCCCTCTCGGCCACCCCCAAGCAAAGAGTGCAATCTAAAATCCGACAAGAGGAGGATGAGCCCGAGGACTTTCGCTAGGCGATGCCCATTCCAAAGCTTTCGCCATATACACGATTTTGCGTAAAGCACCTTCGTCATCCCAGCGGCCCGCTGGCTGGCGAGCCTTTCCGCCCGCTCCCGTGGCAAGCCGAGATCGCCGACGCCCTCCTCCACACGTTCCAGTCGGACGGCTCTCCGCAATACCGCAATGCCTACATTGCTTGCGCTCGCGGCAGCGGGAAGACAACGTGGATGGCGAGCATCCTCCTGTATTTACTCATCGCGGATAAAAGCCAAACAAACCCTAAGCTAGTCTCGGCCTCGACGTCAGCCGAGCACGCGAGCCACGTCTTCCTCGCCGCTAAAGAGTTCATATGGAGCAGCCCCACTCTCTCGACACTCAAGACTCTGCACCCTCTACAGTACGAGATAAAATACAAGCGGAGCGGCTCGCTGCGGGCTGTGTCGAGCCAATCACGTAAAGGCCTAGGCATCACGCCAACAGCCATACTGTTCGACGAATCAGCGTTTTTAACAGACCACGAGCACTACAGCTCGTTGCTTTCGTCTGCCGCTAAGCGTCGAGACTCACGACTCATTCACATTTCCACAGCCGCCGACCTCCCCGAGTCCTCGCTGGGCCGCGAGCTTTGGGATCGCTATCTAGCAGTCGACAAAGGCGAGATAGACGACCCCCACACGCTTACCCGCTTCTTCTTACCCTCAAAAGAGAATCCATCTCTCGACGACGAGCAAGCATGGCACGAGGCAAATCCGTCCCTCGGCCACACAGTCGACCTCGCAACCATGCGTCTTAAGGCCAGCCAAGCCAAGCTCTCGCCGCTTGAAGAGCGGACGTTCAGGATTTACCACCTCAATCAGTGGCAGTCCTCACTCGCCGCATACATCGACCCGTCGGAGTGGACGGAGTGCGCTAAGCCGCTGGCAGATTGGCCAGACGAAGTATACACATGGCCGTGTTACATGGGACTCGACTTATCAAAAACGACGGACTTGACGAGTCTGGCTCTCGTCTTTGCCAGCCACGACACAGCTGAGCCTCTCTACATCCTCCCAAGGTCCTACGTTCCGGCAGCCCGAGTCGACACAATAGAGCGTCAGCGCCGTATACCGTTATCGCAGTGGATCGCCCGTGGCGAGCTTGTCCCGCTTCCCGGAAACGTCATAGACCAGGAGGCGGTCACCGATGACATTACACAGCTCGCACAGCAATACGACGTGCAGGACATCGGGTACGACCCTTTCTTAGCGGCCATGCTCGCCAGCACCCTCGCCAATCGCGGCCTACTCGTGACTAAGGTCCGACAGGGAGGCCTGACTCTCGGCGAGCCCATCCGCACCCTGCGCGACCTCGTGCTCGCCAAAAAAATAGGCCATCCCGCCAATGGCCCGCTAAATCACGCAATCGAAACCGCCTCTGTATATGAGGGGCGCGGAGGACTCGTCTCGCTCCGTAAAGCCCCCGGCGCCTCGGCCACCATTGACCCACTCTCGGCAGCTGTAACGGCCCTAGAACGAGTTCTGTACGCCCGGCAGGGTTTTTTGCTTGATTCAGCCCCCCAAGAAATTATTACAGATGCCGATTCGGTTTTTAAGCTTTATTAGTTTCTAGCAATCTATTATATATAACTAACACGTGTGAGGTAGATAATTTGCCACCAACAGAAAAGAGTGTATATACACTAATCAGACCCGGACACAGGACTCGTGGCTACGAGGTCGGCGAAATAGACCTCTCGACTGCCGAGTCATTTTTTAGCGATCCAGGCGGTCTCTCCACTACTCTCTCCAGGGTCCTCCAGCTCCCGGCCGTCCGCTCCGCCATCGACACCATCGCTGGCTCGGTCGCCTGTCTCCCGCTCCAGCTCTTCACCGCCGTCGGCGGCGAGCCCGTGACGCAGGGCGCCACAAAATTAATACTCACCGACCGACCAAACGCCGAGCAGACTCCGGCGTGTCTCATGGAGCAGCTGGCAGCCTCACTACTTACCCACGGCAATGCCTACGCACAGATCCGCCGCGGCGATGACGGCAGGCCCATCGAGCTGCTCGCACTGGACCCAGACTCCGTGCGGGTTGCCCGCAGCCGGACAGGCCAGCTCCTCTTTCGCATCCAAGACGGACCCACCCTAGGCCCCGACGAGATGCTTTTCGTCCGAGGCTCTGGCAGTCCCGGGTGCATCCTGGCCCCCAGCCTCCTCGAAAAGCACAGAGACACTTGGGCGTGTATAGTCGCCATTGAGGACTACGTAGCCAGCTTCTTCGCTAATGGCGCAGTGCCCACGACCTTGATAAAAATCCCACAGACGGTGTCTGAGGAGGTAGCCAACACTATAGAGAGACGCTGGTATCAGATGTTCCGCGGACCAAAAAAGCAGCACAAGGCCCACGTCCTCTCAGGTTCCGCCGAAATCAAGCAGCTCTCCATTGACCCGGAAAAGACCCAATTAGAGTCCACACGCGAATTTAACGTACGTGAAATCGCCCGCATTTTCAGTATGCCGCCATCTATGCTAGGGGCGAATCAAACAAGCTCGTTCGCGTCCGCCGAGCAGCAGAACCTTCAGTTTCTCAATCACACATTAAATCCGCTGCTTTGCCGTATCGAGCAGGCCATCACCCAGCAGCTCGGTGATGACGTAATCAAGGTGCGGTTTGACCGCCGCGGTTTAACGAGTCTAGATTCCGCCGCCCGAAACGCCTTGACCAGCGTCGCCAAACAGAACGGCATCATGACCGTAAATGAAATTAGGCAACAGATTTTCGGGCTGCCTCGCGTCGACAACCCAGGAGCCGACGAGCTGCGCGAGCAGATGAACCTCCAGCCCGTGCAGGAGGGCTCGGGCGCACCCAACAATCCCGAGGATCCAATCCTCCAGTAACACTTTTATGGGTATTATTTATACAGAGAGGTAAATGATGGAAAACGAATACAGACAGAGAGCCTTTCCGGCGCAGCTGGAGCTTGTGCAGGAGGCAGCCGACGGCAGCGAATCCACGCCCGCCCGCCGCATTGCCGGACTCTCAATTCCAACTAACGAGCGTAGTCTGCCCGTCGCGACCCTCAACGGCCGGAAAGTCTTCGAGGTAATCGCCCCCGAGGCCATAGAGTCGGCTCTTAAACGCAATCGAGATGCGGGCGAGACCCTTATAATGAAGTGGAATCACGACCCGCACACACTCCTCGCGTCCACCGAAAACGGCTCCCTACGAGTGCGCATGACTGACCGCGGTCTCGAATCGGAAGCCGACCTGCCCGACACTCAACTAGCTCGCGACGTCGCCACACTGGTAGCAGGTGGCTACGTCACCAAGCAGAGCTTTGGGTACGTCCCCCTCCGCGAGCGAGCGAGCTTCGACTCGGCAACCGATTCCTACGTCATGACAGTGCAAGACATGGTGCTAGTTGAGATTTCGCCAGTCGCGCAGCCAGCCTTCCGCGGCACAGACCTGAGCACCCGCTCCCGCTCCGCCATCGAAGCTCTCGGAGAGCACGAAGGACCCCCCGAATCCACCGCCCAGCCTCACGTCGAGCCTGAGCAGGATGCACCGGCCGCGATGCCGGAATCGTATTACACATTACTAGAGGACGACCTAAATTAACAAGTCCTTAAGGAGATTTTGATGGAACGAAATGAATTACTTGAACAAATGAACAAGGCTCGACAGGCGGGCCACGAGCTAATCGAGCGCACCCGCTCTGAAAAGCGCGCCCTAACAGCTGAGGAAAGAGAGCAGCACGCCAAAATCGTCGAAGACGTAACTAGATACCGCTCTCAGATTCAGGAGCTAGACGCTTCCCGCGAGGCTGAAATCGCGCAGCGAGAAATCGAAGCTGATGCAAGCTCCCTCGTCCGCGAGCCCGTGCTCCCCAGAGAGCGCAGCGCAGGCAGCGAGTCCGATACCCAGGAATACCGCGAGCGAGCGGCCTTCGTGGATTTCATCCGGACCGGCAATCCCGAGCGTCTGCGCGCCATCGGCGTCAGTTCCGACGGTGGCGGAAATCTCGTACCCAAGACCATCGCGAATGAAATCCGACAGCGACGAGGTGAGGCTACCTTTTTGCTTGGGCCTAACGGAGCCGAAGTGCTGTCTCTTAGCTCCACCCACACCATTCCGATAGAGGGCAACACAGCTCCCGCTACTGTGGTTGCCGAAGGTGACGACATCCCGACCGAGCAAGATACTGTAGCAGGCGCGGCTCTAGGAGCTTTCCTCTTAGGGAAAATCGTCAAGGTAAGCAATCAACTTCGGCAAGAAGCCGATGAAGCCGTCCTACGCAACTACTTAGTAGGTGTGGCAGGTCGAACCTTCGGGGAAGGCATCGAGAAGCTGGCCATCGCTGGAGCCGGCACCACTGAGCCTCTTGGATTAGTATCTGCTGTAACTAGCGAGCAAGTAGCTGGTGCTGCCGCAGCAATCGACGAACCGGATGTACGGGCCAGCTTTTTCAAACTGAGCCAGAATTACCGGGGCAACGCTGCATGGCTCATGCACTCCAGCACACTGAGCGCCATCATGACTCTGGCCAATGCGTCCACTACAGACCAGTTGGCAACATTCGTGAACGGGCAGGCGTTCATCATGGGACGCCCGGTCCGCGAGTCCGTCTACATGCCCGAGATCGCCACAGGCAATACAGTTGCCATCTTCGGGGACTTCCGGACGTTGACGATCGCTGATAGAGGCCCGCTCAACATCTTCCAGCTAAACGAGTTGTTCGCCGTCAAAAATCAGACCGGCTACAGATTCACTCAGTTGGTAGACAGCGTAATCACGGACCAGAACGGTTTCGCCAAACTAACAATGGCCTAAGATGCGACTCTACTCTCTTGGGCGCCCGTTTCCTCTTTCCCGGAAGTACCGGGTTTTTTCGGGCGCCCAAGAGGGTCTTTCTCTTTCTCTTTACAATGGGAGTAACTAATGAAAATAAAAATCAATACTACCGTGGCTGGCAAAGGATGGTGCTACAAGGCCGACTCTGTGGTAGATGCGCCGGACGATAGAGCCGGCGACCTAGTGTCTGCTGGCCACGCCGAGCTGGCGTCTGACGCGAGTCCGAGTAAGCCGGCTTCCAGGCTCGAAAAACGCAGAGCTGCCAAGTCGCAAGGCAAAAAAGTGAAAGCCGAGGGCACTACCGGAGCCACCGGTGAACCGAGCTACGAGGACTAGCTAGGAGGAGCAACGATGCCAGTAGAGCAGCTCCCGGATTTGAATCCCGACGCGGTCTCTGTCGCTGCACTAAAGCAGCACATGCGGATAGATCCCGATTTCGTCGACGAAGACTCGTTAATCGGGATCTACATTGCCGCCGCCGAGCGTATGGTTCTCCACGCGACGGGCACAGCTGCGAGCCGCCATCAATTCCGGTTTACGACTCCAAAAGTCTCCAGCCACTCCCGGCTCTCGGTACCCGTTGCCCCTCTCGTCTCCGTCGACACAGTCGAGGCAGACGGGACTCCGCTCGACCCTAC